CTTTCCGGGTGTGCGCTTAGGCTTATTGTACCCAGAAAACCTCTCCCCCCTATAGTTAATCATCTCTTCTTGCGCTTAACGGTCTTGCGCATCTTGCGACGTCCCTTCATTGTGCGTTCCTCCAGTTTACGTGGTTCATATCTTGCGTGGAATATCTTTGATAATATCCCTTTTTCAAAATCCTTTTTGATGCGGCGCTCAGATCGGAAAGAGGCTGAACTAAGATGACTGCATATTCCGGGCAATCATTTCCTTCAAACTCATCCTGCAAATCATCAACAGGATGGTCTGGATGGAATCCTATCATCCATACCCCATTATGGTCTTCATTCTGTTCGTCTATCCATTGATCAAACTGTTCGGCGCTCATATCATCCCATGCAGTCCATGCAATTACCTCTACCCCATCCTTTGCAATCGGTTCGCCATGCTTGATACGCAAAGCAGTTTGCAAGTCATGGGTAACGCGCAAACCGACCTTTTCCTCATTCCATGCCCGCTTGGCATACGGACAAGGTGGCAAGCCACCAAAGTTTTCGCTCGGTCTTTCCAACACTTCGGAAGACCATGAACGAATCTCTTTTTTGATCAATTCTTCCGCAATCATGCGGCGGATGGGGTTTGTCCGAATTGCGTGGGCATAGTACCCAGCCTGCCAATTTCAGCATTCTGTCTTTGCTGAACGGCAAACTGGCGCTGTTGAACGTATGTCTGTATGCGCTCCTGCAAGGCAGGGTCTGCCTGTACCTTTTGCGCAACGTCTGGCTGAGCGAGCCATTGTTGAAATATTTGTAGCTTCATCTCATGCGCGTCATTCGGACGGACGTTCGGGGGGACTCCGGCATATATCTCGGCAATGGTCTGTCTTTCTTCCTCGACTGCTTTTTGAGATGCGGTCTCCTTGGGGATCATGACGTTCTCAGCCGCACCAGGCAGAATCTGTCCGACTGCAATTTGCAAGAGCCTTTCGGTATCCAGCGTACCGTTCCTATCGAGCATACCCCCAAGCTCGGCAATCGCTTTTACGCGCTCAAGCATTTGTGCGGGGTCTTGGGTAGCAACGTCGAACTGGAAGTAAAAATCAAACCGTTCGTTCGGGCCACCCTTGGAATAGGTCTGCATATCCTGCATACCAGTAACTCGGAAGTATTCTTGGTCAGGCCCGTACTGTTGATAAAGACTGAACACTTGATCGATCACGTGCTTGAGGTGATGAAATACTTTGTCCACCACTTCTTGCTGTTTCATCTGCGCTTCGGTAGGATCGACCCCCGGTGCATTCCTCCCGAAATATCTGTCAGCTTGTTCCTTGACGTATCTTCTGACCTCGACGTTTCCCGCATCAAACCTCGGAGTATCCGCAAATCTGTACTCTCCGGGCGTACGATATGGTACTCTAGTACCCGGACCCCATTTGCTTGGGGCTCTGCCCAATGGATGTTCAAGCGGGGGCAAA